TCGCGACACTAGCCACAAAAAACGTTAGCGGGAGTGCGGGGGAAGGGATTCGAACCCTTGAACTCCTGCGAGAATAGATCTTGAGTCTATCACCGTTGACCTGGCTTGGTTACCCCCGCACTAATCATAATGGGTCACGCCATTACCGGTAGAGTATGCCATCCCCGCGATGATAGATTGTATCTATTTCGTGGGTGAGCGATCGCATGAGTAAGTTAAAGATCGATTGGCATACTGAACCGTCCCGTGAACACCGCAACGACATCGTACTGAAGACTTATAAGCGTTTCCTATCGAATCTCGGACTTCGCGAAGAAACTATTAAACTTTATTCTGGAAGATTAAACAAGTATCTCGATTTTGCGCAATCAATTGAACCATCCACCGCAAAAGCCGATGAATACCGAGAATACCTCATTGATCAATCTCTATCAGAATCGCACATAAATAATACCTGTTTTGCTATAAAAAAGTATTATGAAATGAAAAGTATAAAATGGTCGTTTATCAAATTGAAGCCATTTGACGGCGTTCCTTATTACTTTGATGAAGATGACGTTCTAAAAATCTTCTCTGTCTGCACCAATATCAAACACCTGGCAATGCTCCAAACTCTATTCTATGGAACTCTCAGATCGTCGGAGATGTGCCGGTTGGAAGATAAAGACGTGGATCTGGAAAAGAAAACACTGAGATTGCGGAAAACGAAGAGCGGAAGAGACGACATAGCATTTATAAGCGAAGATTGCGCGGAAACGTTGAGGATCTACTTAAATATAAGACCTCAAATAATAATTGGTGATAAGATCCCGCTATTCTATACGGATAATGGTAACTGTTGGGAAAAAGGGGATGTTTATAGGATGTTTTTATACTACAAGGAAAAAGCTGGAATAAAGAAACCAGGTGCAGTTCATGTATTTAGCCGACATACTCCAGCAACGCTTTTAGTTAGGAATGGTTGCGATATCCGTATTATTAAAGAAATATTGAGACATAACGACGTGAGAACAACGCTAAAATATGCTCATGTTGCAGACCACACAAAACGGGAAAGATATGATGAGTATTTGAAATTGTAGATCCTCCATTGAGGGATAAATTATTCATCGTCCATTTCATTTTCATCTTTTGACGCGGCAAACTTTTCTGCAGCTCTCTTAAGACCTTGCGGATCATTTATAAGAGATTCCACCCTACTTTGATCTGTAAGAGATTCCATCCCACTTTGATCTGTAAGGTTCTCAACCGCATCGGCTACGCTAGTCAACATATCATTTATTCTTTTCTTTTCTTTTTTCGCTTCTTCGAGCGGGTCATGCCATTCATCTCGCAACATAATGCGAATAACATCAACATAGTATATAAGGATTATTACCGCTTATTGTTATTGTTTTTCAATCGCGCGACCGATTGTATGATATGTATTTATATGATATTTATATATTTATTGTATAAAATGTTCCGTCAAAATTTTTTCAACTATAGCCAACTTTTTTTTACAAATCTCTTCCCATATTGGCATCATCTTCTCCATAACCTCAGGTTCTAACTCATCCCGCTCTTTATTGAATTTGGTATAATGGATTTGGCGACTTCTATATTTGTCCAAATCTTTTCGTCCAGTAGTCAGAAGACCACCTTCCGGTACATCTCGTTGCCGTCTAAATCAGATCGTGGTTTTATCTTTAACGGCGTGTGTTCTACGTCGTTATACTTCACCGTGTCATCTGTCGTTATTTCTTCTTTACAAATCATAACAGCATCCGACAAAGTAGCCGCCCCTAAATCCGACCAGTAAAAAACCTCTACATCATCCCATCTACAAGCGAAATCATTCCATGATGCAGCTCCAGTTAATAGAGTTCCGCCCGACTGGCAGTATTCACATTTTATATGTGTATTAGTAAATCCCGATGTTGTTATCGAGACTAGAGGAACTCCAGAATCAAACCCATACCCGGTAATTTTGTTTCTAGCAGACGTATACGTCAAATCCTCAGTTATAACACCGCCGCTACTTGAATCACCCGTTATGCTCACCGTTCCGGTGCAATCGGTCCCTGAAACTGTCACTTTAACATAATAAACGCTAGATGGCGGACCGGCCAATGGAGTTAAAGACCCATCGCCAGTAACGTCGCCCTCCCATATTGTAGCTGATCCGGGAACTTCTTTATAGGCAGTGTGTGGCATGTAGTCATCTATGATATCGGTCATCTTATCGCCACCGGACCACCAATCCAGTTTTTGACGAGATTGTAGGCATCCCAACTAATCAATCCGGTATCTTTTATTGATCCCGTAGAATTATATTTTTCTTTAACTTCACTTGATAGCCAGAATTCAGATACTCCAGCGTTCTGCATCCGTCGCCGCTGACTGTCGCCGGTTCTGAGAAGTTCTAAAGCTTCTTCACATACTGCATCAGTTATGAATTGTGGAACTACGGCATCCTCTGCGGTGTCATCATAAACTGCGATCTTCCAAACATTCTTAACTTTTATATAACGCGGCCATTGTAGATCCTGATCTTCACTATATTTTCTGCCCTTCCATCTAATGGCTTCAATCTTCTGTTGTGCCATATTGAGAGCTGCGGCTTTATCGTTGGCACTTGCATCAGTCCATTCATCAGTATAAAGATGAAGAGTTACGCCAAAATATGTTGTAGCATCACCGACACTAATATAATCTGTCATATATTCACCTCCAATAAATTAAAATGTAGGTGTAAAAAACCACCTACGAGAAGTTAATTGTAATGGTTAATACTTTCAAAATAATAGCTAATCCAACCATGAAAGCAATTATCACTCTCCAGTCGACACCCATTCTACGCGCCCCCATTTCAGGGTACTGAATAAGCGTCAATAGTTCCGGCGATAGTAGAACCGGCAATATCGATGTGAATAGTCCCATCGGCCTGCAAGTATCTGGCGGTTTCAATCGGACCGATACAAACTCTTTCCGCGCCGCCAGCAGCTTCAAATTCTAAGTCGCCGATTCCCGCTCTAAATGCTGGGTGAGCAGTACCGGCCACAATGGTTATTGTATCGGCGGCAGTTGCGGCGGAAAGTTCAAAAGAAATGATCATCCTTTCGAAGTTAGACGCGGCAGCTATAGAGTGATCGTTGGATTTGTCGATAACATCAGCAGTTTCATGGTTTGCGAAAGCACCATTTAATTCATTTACAGTAATTTCAGAACGTCCCATATTAATATCCTCCTAATATTATAATATTATTATCTATGATGTTTGTCTTGCAGTTAGTACAGCGAGAGATGAAGGTCTAACTACCTTTGCGCCGTAAACGTGACGACCTCTCACAGCATCCGCAAAGAATTTATCCGGTCTGTAGCCCTCTACTTCATTAACAGAATCCGCAAATGTGATAGTACCCGGATAACCAGCCATTATTTTATAGTTGGTCTTAGGTCCGGTTCCAACTTTAGTCTGCACGTTGTTGGATAGAAGAACATCGAAGCCGTAAAGACGACCGCACCATCCATTTCTGAGACCTTCAGTTGTACCGCTGAGAGAAGCGCCGCTGATTGCCTCCATTTTGATAAGACCGTTTAGATACCACGGAGGTATAACCAGCCATCTGCCCTCTAAGGGCGTGTTGGATTCGTCAAGCTTCTGTTTGAGATCGGCGATATAGTCAAGATATGTAGAACCGGCACTGGAGTTGTCGGGAACTTTTGCGGATGCGTCAGTTCCAACAGCGTTGCCGGAGTCTGCTTGATCGTAGAGAGAAGCGATAATAACATCGGCGGCGTCTGCAAGCTGATAACCCGCGTCAGAAGTGGCGGCTTTCATAAGTTCAACGTTGGCTTGCGCTTTGTCCGCGTCATCAACCATAAAGTTGAAATATTTATCGTTGGACATAGTAAGCGTGGTTTGTGCATCAGTGAGTGTTTCAGGATCAGATAACCCGGTTGTCGCATCATAGTTATCAACGGTGATAGGGCTGAATGCTGTTATTCTTACAGTGTCTCCCTTCCCCTTAATTTCGCCCTCATAATTTCGGTTGATTACTCCAGTCTGTCCAAATACAAGATTTTTCCTAAGTGATTCGAGTACTTTCGCACTCCAAACTTCACCAATAAAATTGTTTAATGCCATATATAATATCCTCCTTATTTCAAAGTTCCATCTTTCAGTTGTTTTTCAATCTGTACCATATTCGCTATGCGTTGATCTGGAGTCATCGCTTTAACTTCAGCGACAGTAAATAGAACCGCTCCAGTATCTGCGGGATTAGTATTTCTGCCAACTGATTTTTTAGCGTTGACTATTGATGCTAATTTTTCAGCATCAGCCGCAAGCTCTTCTTCAGTTTCACCTTTCAATCTAGCCGCCAACTCTTCAGGCAATTCTTTCGATGCAAGAATTTTCTTTTTCAAGCTTTCAAAATCAGCGTCCTGAATCTTCGCTTGTAAATCATCAAATTGTTGTTGAAGATCGGCGTATTTTGTCTTTTCACGTTCTAAACGCGCTGATATTTTGGCGTTTAGTTCATCTTGCGTGAAAAGTTTATCATTTTTACCGGCGTTATTGGTGGCTTCGCCACTATCCTGGGTGCCGTCCCCATCAACAGTATTATTATTTTCAGTCATAAATATAACCTACGTTTTAGGGCCAGTTCGCCCGATGTTTGTACATCGCGTTCAATTGTTTATTTTATTAGATGTATCTTCGGAGAACGAAATAGTTTCGTTTTCGAGTTTTATTGTTCTAAGTTCATAAACCCAAATTCTCTGGATTGCTCGCCGTCTATTGCTTTTAGTTCGGCTTCAATATCAGCTTCACTTGCGCCCTCGTTCAACCGTTTTAGGGAACTATGTTTTGAAGTTAGCCGATAGTTTACCCGTTGAGTCTCAATATCGACCAGCTCTTTCATGTCAACCGGCAATGAGGAACGCCAATCTATCGAAATATTTTCAAGTTTAGTTGCGCCAGACAACTTTGATGCAACTTCGATATCGGCGGCGGTTCTCAGTACATCTTTTAGCGGTTCTTCCATGATGATTTTTAACCTATTAACTTTAGCCAATGTTGGCATAAGTAGTCGTTTAAGTGCAGAACCACTTTCCGCCAGTCCCGTCTTAAGATCCGAGAAGCAAGCGGCGGAAGTCTCCGACATTATATATAATTGCGATAATATAAATTCAATCTGCTTAAATGAAGCTTCTAGTTTTGCATCCCATACAAGATAATATGGTGCGGTTCCATCTTCGCCGATGGGAATAAATCGGCCACCACCAATTTCAATATCACTTTCGCCGGTGTCGGGATCTATGTTTATTGAAGCTTCCGAACCCACAATATTAGGATCACTAAATTTATCGAGAGTTCGGGATGTTCTTATAAGCCGGTTCTCAAGTTCTTTAATGAGTCCATTTATATCGGTAAAGTCATCAGTTCCGACAACGCTTTCGGCTCCGATATTGGTAAGTGGAATCACTAGGAAGTCATCGACGCCAGTCTTCTGAGAGTCGGGAATATCTTTATAACGTTCGATGGTGGATAATTCGACAGCGTTAGATATTTTGCCGTCTTTCATCACGTACAGCCGATTCTCAATTGAT